CTGGTGGTGATGACGTGCTGCAGACGTTCCCTGATGGGTTCAATACTAAGGAATACATCAGGGTTGGTGGTACGTTCGGTTTTGTTTTAACCGAGTTCGAGGTTCACGAATCATTAGATGGTGCTGAGTTTTTCAGCAACACTCTTTTTAAACGCGCTGGTATATGGCAATATACACCAGTACGTTTCACGAAACATATTGCGCATCTAGCGACGGTGAAGGTGGAAGACCTTGCCGGTTGTCTAGCTAGTCATATGTCGAACTATTGCTGGGACCATGATCATTTTAAGTTCTTTGAACGTATGTTTATGAGCATGCGTGAGAACTATCCTGTCATGTTCCCTCTCAAGCTCCTCAAGTCCCAGAGATACCTCCAATTCAAGTCTAAGGGCTGTGAATTGGGGCTTGACGAGTAATCATCAGCTGAGTCGTTCCTAGACTTTAAATAGGACCGTTTTTATATATTGCGTGTTCGTGGGTGGTGGTGGTGAAAATATGTCCGATTATAATGATTTGCCAGATTGGACTTTGCCTTACATTAGTGAAAACTTTACAGGACCCTACGTCAGTGACGGAAAGTTCCAGGAGTCAGTCGCCAAGAGTACGGCGAAACCAAAGAGCAAACTTGATTGGCATTCACGCACTCATGATAGTGCGTATGCTGTTCGTAAAGATAGGAAAAGTAGGTATGAGGCTGATCTCGTTTATCAGGCGAATGCTTACAAAATTGGAGGAATTGTACCTCGTGTTGCTGGGACTGCGGTCAGATACCTTAATCAACTTGGTGATGGCCGTACTCTCCGTGATACAGTTGGTAATCTCCGTGGCGCGGTGAAGGACGGTGGAGTCCGTGAACCGCGTTTGGGACGGAGAGGAGGTGGTGGTGTAAAAACTAGTAAAATAGATATGGACGAGACGTCCAATCCTTTAGCAAAATGGGACGTAAACCCTAACGAGAGCGTTTACCTCCCAGCACCCTACTTTCGCGGTGCGGTACCTAAGAAGGTAACGCAACCTGCGGAACCAGTGCTTGACCCATACGATAATGATGTGGTCAAACCTGGATTCAAATATGAGAAAGCCAAAACGTTCCCTAGTAGGCCCGTTGAAGCTGGACCACATTACCATGTTAATTTCAGGTACAAAACCAGGCGGAGGAGGAGAAAATATATGTGAAAATGGTCATTCGGAAAGTAGACATGAGTGTGTACGATCCGTATGGTCGAACGGCAGCCCAGATCGCTGCTGTTAGGGCCCGAAACGACCCCTCCCAAGTACAGACTGACGATCGTCTAAAGCGCGAAATTGCGCATTTGGACGAGGCGTTAGCTATCGCAGCTCGTTTGAGAGTTTTGACGAAAAGTTCGCAAGAGCGCACTTTATTGGACAAACTGGCGAGCTGCCTCCGTATCCCTAAGAGAAAGAAAAAGAAAAATGTTATATATACATGTTAATGGTGGAGGATGGAGAAAATAAATTTTAAAATGGTTAAGAAGACCATGCAAACAAAGAAACGTGCTAGCAGACGCCAAGTTTTTGGGCCTGTGAGCACAATCAATACGGCACCCGTAGCTATTGGTAATAGCTTACGTGGTTCCAAACCAGCTGTCGTCCACACACAGGACGGAGCGCGCGTTATGGGAAGAGATTTCGCTTTTGCCGCAGTTGGGACAAATTCGCTTGTCACTGGTTGGGAATTGATTGGTGGTATGCCCATCACCCCCGCTGTGCTGGCGTCTAGTACACTGCGCAATTTTAATCAAATCTATAACAAATTCAAATTCCATAAGATGAACATCCACTACATCACTTCGTCACCCACATCTCAAGCTGGTGACGTTTTGTTTTATTACGAAAAATCACGTCTGGAGCCTTCTGTAGATTACAGTAACAGCTCCTTCCTGAATTTTGTGATGAGTGACGTACGCACTGTCATAGGCCCACAATGGGCTAATCACACTGCGTCAATAGTCTTTACCGATGACTTTAAGTCTACCGGTTATGGAGCTACCATTGATGGTGATGATGACACACAAGGTTCGATTTATCTGTATAGTAAGACCAATGCTACTAATAGCCCTGGTTATATACTCATTGATTACGAC